CCCCTGATTCTGTTGGCATTTGACCAATTACTTTAACTACAAATTGCGCTTCGTTATCTTCTAAATTAAATGTTTTCGTAGGTATCCCCTAAAAAGTTACGCTGCGGTTGTGGAAACCGTTGCATTTGCAGCCCAAGGCAACGGTGGTTGTACAACTGGAGGAGTAGCTAAATTAGTTACTTGTTGTGTGACAGATGCTTCTACTTCAGTTTGATTTACACCATTTTCATAGCACCAGCCTAATACTTGATCTTGGGTAAGTTGTGCATAAGGTGTAAATTGACCGCCTGTAGTTGGCTGTGGAAATGAACAAGAACCATAATTTGATGCATTATGAGTTCCGTCTGTGCCAATACAACGCCAGCCAGCAGTTAATACTACTTGTGTTTGTCCATCAATAGGCTGTGTTGAAACATCCATGTATTCAATTTGCCATGTAATTGTTGTCATTTTATGCTCCTACTTTTGTTTGAAGGGCAGCTACTTGAGTCTGCAATGTGGTGATAAGGGCTTGTTGTTTCATTTTCTTTCCTTTGTTCCATGCGGAATTTCCGAGTGTTCTGTAAGCATGGAGTCCGTTTTCAGATACTGTAACCCATTCAAGATTATCAACATGGTTATTATGTTTGTTGCCATCCTTGTGGTTTACTTGTGGTTTATTTAATTCATTAGGAATAAATGCTCTAGCTACTAATCTATGTATAGATTGCGTGCTTTTAATTTTATCAACACAAAAACTTACAATTAAATAACCATTAGATGCTTTTCCTTGTTTTAAAACTCTAGCATATTGAATTTTTTTACCGCCTAATGGATGCATTACCATACGCTCTAAAGAACGAACATTACCTAAATTACTAATTTCGTAATGAGTTTCGTAGCCAGCACAAGGATGCCAAATTTCAATCATGGATGACTAGCCTTGTATTCTTCAAATTTAGCATTAAGCTCTTGGATTGCTGCTGTGAGAGTGGCGACTAGGAATGAAGTGTCAATACCTTGATAAACTGGTTTACCTTCTGCGTCTACGGCATCTTTTTCACCAGTTACACAATCAGGTACAACTGATTGAAGTTCGTGAGCAATAAATCCTTGACCATCAGAGCCATCAGCTTTCCATGTATAAGTAACAGGCTTTAATTTAGAAACTATATTCAAAGCGCCTGTCATTGGGGCTACATTATCTTTTAGTCGATAGTCTGAAGAAGTGTTATATGAGGTTGCAGATGCACCAGCATTAACAGAGCCAACAGGCGTTCCACCACCTGTAGGGCTATAAAATTGAAGTGCTGGTTGAGAATCTGTGGCAACACGAATTTTAATATCACCAACAGGCAAAACTTGAATGCCTGTATTATTTGGTCTATCGCCTGATTGAGCAGTAGCATTAACAAAGAAATTACCACTAGAGTCAATACGCATCCGTTCTGTGCTATTGGTATTAAACGCTAATGGTGTAGTTGTTCTAGTTCCTAATGCACTTAATCCAGCATAACTTTGAATTTCAATGTCATCGTAAGTAGTTGTTCCATAAGCACCAAATCTAGCAACAATACCACCACTAAAAACATTTAATGGTGCGCTAGGAGTGCTAGTACCAACACCAAGCCTACCATTTGTATTATCCCAAAATAAACCGCCTGTGCTTCCAAAAGCACTTGTACCATTACCAAACGGAATATATCCAGCAGTTAATGATGTAAGTCCTGTTCCGCCTTGCGGTACGGTAATTGGAGTAGAAACACTCGTAATTGTTGCATTAGATAAAGTAACATTGGTTAGCGTGCTAACGGTATTCCCTAATCCTACGGTAGTGCTACCGATAGTGACTGGGGTATTAAAGTTGGCATCCAGTTGCGATAACGGTATCGAAGTTGTTGCCGTTGCGAATGTATAGGGTACACCCATGTTAGAACCTCACTCTCAATTCATGTTCAAATTCAAAACCGTTGTAGATAAAGCCAGCACTGTTGGATGTTACTGTAAGTCCTAAGTATTTTCCATAGTTTGAAGCGTCTGACTTAAAGAGTTGGTAGCCACTTGCATCCCAACCGACAACGGCACTTGCGTTGTTAATCCAAGGAATAGTTACAAAATTATTATTGGTCCAATAAATTAAACTAGATAAATCGTTTAATGGTTCAGACACGGATTCTGTATCAATTGTTGCAGTCAGAGTAACTGCGGTGTTACTGTTTGTTGCTTCAATTGCTGCTTTTGTTGCTTGCTTGGTACGGATAGGATCACCCATCGGTATCAAGGCAGTTTGTATAATGCTACTAATCGTGCTAGTGCTATTTGCATATAACTGATATAACGAGTTAGATCGTGTACCAAATAGCGTCAGCTTTCCACCTACAGGCACATAAGTCATGTAGGCAAGATCATCTCCCTGGCTAGTGATAAACCATTTTTTCTCAAAAAAGACGGCTTGCACATAACGATAGCTTTGCGTGAAAGTAGCATCGTAATATCTGAAATTAAATGCAGCGCACAAAATGTTGTTAATCAGCACTTGTCCAGCATAAACAGGGCTAGCAAAGTCAATATTGGGAAAAATGCCATCCAAAGCATCAGAAATCTTGGAAGTGGTAGAACCGACCAGTGCATACACGCCATAATCGTTCATAAACAAAACGGAGCGAAAGTACGGGAAAATCGCATTAGGGCGCTTAGAACCAACGGATGCGCTCACATTGGTGTTAGTAAATAGGGTTATCCCTGATGTATTAACGACCACATCAGAAAACACATTGATGGAATCATCGCCAAAAATATACAAAAAGTTGTTAGCAGAAAGCAGTTGAATAATGTTGCCATGTAAAGTACTGTCCGTGAGCGTCACAGCACCCGCTGAAACGCTTGTAAAGTCGCTGTATTGACCCGCAGCAGAGTAGGTGACAGTTCGCCCTGTTGCCACCCAAACACGCCCTGAAAAGCTCGCTATAGCGCTATTGGTTTGATTATTAACCACGCCTGATAGCTTGGCAGCAGTCGTAGCACCGCCACCAGAGATGCTGACCACTAAATTGGCTGTATTGGTGTATCCAGTGCCAGGGTTAGTCATTACCACTTGGGTTACGGTGTTACCGCTAATAACCGCAGTACCAGCAGCATTTGTACCGCCACCGCCAGTAATGGATACAACGGTATTGGCGGAATTGATATAGCCAGCGCCACCGTTAACCACATTGATTGTGACAGTGCCAGTGGCAAAAGTCTGGATGCCAGCAATTGCTGTAGCCCCCGTACCTCCCCCACCTGATAAAGTTACGGTGAGATTTGCAGAGTTGGTGTAGCCTGTACCACCCACAACCAAGTTAATTGATCCTACTGTGTTGCCACCAGATACTAAGGATGCAGTAGCGTTAGCCTGAACACCACCTGCTTGATCTGGTCCTGAAATCACTACATTAGGTGCAGTTGTGTAGCCTGATCCTGGGTTTGTGACAGCGATGACACCGACTGCACCAATAGTGACAGTATTGTTACCATCCCATGAAAACATCCCTTTATTGGGATCAATTACCAACATCCTGTCGTTGTACCACTGAGTAGCTTCCACGCCAGAATTACTAAATGTGCCAGCTACAGCCACATTACCAAAACTATTGTCTTGTATGCGATAGTACTGGGCTGATCCATTTTGCTGAAACGCAATCACATAGTCATAAAGACCAATGTTCATTGATGTCAAATAAGTAACCGTATTAGCAAAAGTAACGGTAGCATTGCCAATAGTTACAGGATTGGTATTAGGCACAACTTTGGCGTTAGCATAGCCAATTGGCTGAATGTTCTCAATCCATGAAAACTCAGTTTCATCAATCGCTGTGCGGTTAGCTTTAGTGTTAAGCCCCTTAAATTGCTTAACGACCTGATACGATTTTTTCTGTTCCGCAGCAGCCATGTCTTAATATGGACTTGAGTAAACGCTAGGTACTCTACGGGTAAATACCGTATTGAGTACTGATTGAGCGTGTTTTTGATATTCCTGCTTAAAGATCTCTGCTTCACCAAAACTCTGCTCGTAATACTTAGCAAGGTAGGCAGCATAAAACTGCACAGGGGTAAAGTAAGGATCGGTGATTGTATCTGTCGTGGTAGATGCGCTTAATGACAACGGATTAGGCAATACAACGCAGTCAACCTCTAATTGATAGACTTGATCGGGTACTGGTCCTATGTAAATCTGTCCTTGACCATAAATGCTAAAGCACAATGGTCTGCCGATATAGTTTTGCCAAAAACGCAATCTAGCGTTGAAATCTGACCAAGGTAAATAATCA